TGCAGAGCGCAAGGGTTTGACCCCCGTGTTCCGCTTAAACGGTACGAGTGACCTTAGCTGGGAGAAGTATGAAGTCATCGAAGGCTACAACATCTTTGAGATGTTCCCCAATGTACAGTTCTATGACTACACTAAGGTATTGGGCCGTAAGGTCAAGCATATCCCCAACTACCACTTGACGTTCAGCAAGGCTGATGGTAACGATGCTGATGTAGCAGAAGCATTAATGCAAGGCATGAGCGTGGTAGCAGTGTACGATCAGATCCCAGCGGGTGTGCCTAGTGCGGATGAGACAGACCTTCGCTTCTTAGACCCTAAGGGCGTGATGCTTGGTCTTAAGGCCAAGGGTCGTGCTAAGAAAGATTACAGTGGCTTCGTAATCCGTGTGAAGGAGGTAGCATGATTAAGGACTATAAGGTCTTGGAGGCTATTGCAACCCTAGAGGATGCCACCAACCAGATATATAACATCGAAGGTGATAGGTTCCAAATGGCATACGATATGCTGGAAGCTATCTTGTCCAATCTTAAAATAGAGGTGCAACATGACGGGATTTCAAAGTAAGAAAACGAGTGCGAACGATAAACTAAAGGAGCAAGGTATGAAGAAGGTGATCGTGCGTACAGAGCTATACCAAGAGCTGATGGTGCCTGAGTCGTGGGATCGGTATGATGTATACGACTTCCTAGCAGAGAACCAATCGTTCCGCGGAGCCTTCCAAGGTGTCAGCAATGCAGATCAAACAGCCCGAATCATCGACTTGGGTATTACAACCGAAACAGTAACCGAAATGGGTGAAGAGGCCTACGATGACTGAGTACATCCTGATCCTGGCGTTCCTAAGCCCGGGTGGTGACTTCATGGGCAAGCATGGCATCGTACAGAAGGATCGTGTCACGTGTCAACAGAGCTTGAAAACTGTACAGGACAAGCCCATTGTCACAGGCGGTAAGATCAGAGCCCTGTGCGTGACTAAGGCACACTGGGAAGGCAAAGTCCAGGACAAGGGTGTGGCTTTAGATTGATTGCTTGACAAACGGCTAGACCGGTGCTATACTATAGGCTAAGTTAAACAAAAGGAGCGAACCTAATGAAAACTATCAAACAGCTTTTCCCCGGAATCCAAGTGTACGACACGGAGCCTGTGGCAGTGAAGAATCCCTTTAGCGGCGAGTCCGCTGTACTCAGTCCAGAAGAAGTGGCAGTGTACGACTACCTCAAAGGCTGCGAGCTGATGGGTGACTACACTGGTCTGCGCCGTGCGCTGGATTGGTTTAGCCGTGCGAACCCTGAAGCATACATGACTCTACTGGACTAAGGAACTCACATGCAAACCAAAATGGGATTGATAACAAACGACTGGGACAGGGACAACCTGAACTTCTTGCTCAACACCAAAGGCGATGACTTCCAAGCCTTTTGGGATCAGTCTGATGAAGACGACAAGGTCTATGCTCAAGAGCTGTTGGATGCTTATAGCCTCGAACTTAAGGTACTGGCTCGTGAGCTAGAGATTGAAGCTCGCATGGAACTAGTAGGTACCCAGGAAGCGAATGTGGTTATTCGCGGGGTGCTTGACAAGTACAAGAAGTGAAGCTACAATAAGAACAAGTTAGAAAGAAAGCAAGGCGGTCCTCGAATGTAAGAACCCACGCAGAAATGCAAAAAGGGTTGGAACCAAGGGACACGGAGAGAGTTTGTAGACTCTGCCTAAGCAAACGAATTAGGGTTACCTACACCGTTAGGGCTCTGGGAAGATGACAATGCCGACGGGTGTTGGTCGAGTCCAGGTCATGAAATAGGAGCGTGAGCTCTGGAGATGCGGCGGAGCATGTAGGAAGTAATGACCGTGCAGGCTTATAAGAGACGTTCTTATAAGTAGATATAGATGCACAATGGTTCCCTTTTACTTGACAAAGGCACTGAGAGGTGCTATACTGTATACACACTAAACAAATGGAGCTATAAATGGGAACACGATCACTGACTTTTGTATACGACGAGCAAGACGTCATCATCAACATGTACCGTCAATATGACGGCTACCCTACGGGTCACGGTGCAGAGCTTGCGGAGTTCCTCGCCCCGTTCACAATGGTAAACGGATTGAGCACTAGAGAGACACGCAAGGTTGCAAACGGCATGGGCTGTTTGGCTGCTCAACTAGTGGCCAACTTCAAAAGCGATGCTGGCGGCTTTTACTTGTACCCACCATCAGCTGTGGACTGCGGACAAGACTACGAGTACCATGTTTACCAAAAGGATATGGAGTTGCGAGTGGGCATTACGAACCGCGGGTGCAACTTCTTTGGCCTCACACAAAGCGACATCAACGAAAAGATCTTTGATGGTACTGTGGCAGAGATGTTGGAGTTCTGTGCAGAAACGGTGGAAGTATAATGCAAGTATGGCGAGCAGTGGTATGGGCTGGGGGTAACCTCATCTCTGTAACTGTACAGGCAAGCACTCGTTGGGAAGCGGAAGCCCAACTGGGTGCCCAATATGGTCAGGGCAATGTCAAAAGTCTAATGGAAAACTATTGACAAAGACATGTCCTTGTGTTATAATTAATTTTTAACTTAGCGTGGAGCGACAAGATGGCTAAAGTAATGACAATGGAAATGTTAGCGGGCATGACAAAGAACAAAGTGGAAACAAAGACTCTTGAGATGGAAGCCATTGAGAAGAACCTCAATGAGACTGATGACGAGATCAAAGCTCGTCTGCGTGAACGTTTTACAGTACTTGACGACATGACTAAAGCAGTCAAGGCCGGCAAGGTACGTAGTATGATTGTAACTGGCCCTCCAGGTGTGGGCAAGAGCTTTGGTGTAGAGCGGGTGCTGGGCAAGCATGACCTCTTGGCTGATGTGGCCAATGACAGCAAGCTGAAGAAGTACGAAGTGGTCAAGGGTGCTATGAGTGCGCTGGGCTTGTACAGCAAGCTCTATGAGTTCTCAGACAAGAAGTGTATACTAGTGTTTGATGACTGTGACTCAGTGCTGTTGGATGACTTGAGCCTTAATATTTTGAAAGCTGCTTTGGACAGCGGTAACAAGCGCATGATCCATTGGAACACGGACTCACGTCTCCTACGCTCAGAAGGTGTGCCCAACAGCTTTGAGTTCAAAGGCGGCGCTATCTTTATCACCAACATCAAGTTTGAACATGTGAAGAGCAAGAAGCTTAAGGATCACCTTGAGGCTTTGGAGTCACGCTGTCACTACCTTGACCTTACTATCGACACAGAGCGAGAGAAGGTGTTGCGCATTAAACAGATTGTAGAAGATGGCATGCTGGACAAGTATGACTTCGAAGCGGGTGCGGTACAAGAGCTGTTAACGTTTATTGAAACAAATAAGAAGAAGCTGAGAGAACTCAGCCTACGTATGGTGCTCAAACTGGCTGATCTAAAGGCCAGCTTCCCCGATCGTTGGGAAAGTGTAGCATCAATGACATGTATGCGTCGCGGTTAACTGATTCGCTCCCAGGATACCTGACCCTACATTAGAAACTCCGCTTGGAGTTTTGGAAGCCCCGGATTCGCTCCCTGGGGCTTTTTTTTGGTTGACAAGAGTGAGGAGTGGTGCTATACTATACACTTAAACACTAAAGGAGCGAGCGATGAAGACATGCATGGTACATGACGTTGAAGTTAAGGTAGGCGACAACGTGGCATTCAAATGCGACATTGAGCAATGGGCCCAGATCATAGAGATCAAGAAGACCTATGCGGGTGTGGCTCTTGTGCTGGAGAACAAGCACGGTTTCTCAGGCGACTACATTGGTGGTGAAACAATAACCACACGCTTGGCCACGGAATGCTGGGCCGATTGACAAATTGGTTGAGTTGTGCTATACTATACACTTAAACACTAAAGGAGCAAGTAAATGGGAACACCCTTATACATGGAGTTGGGCGAGGCATGTGAGCTGGTGCAAGAGTATGCACAGAATAACACAGGCGGAGACATCCTAGCGGGTTTGAAAGAAATGGAAGCCTGCTATGATGACTTGGACAAAGAAGACCGCGTGGCTTACAACATGTTCATGCAGGCGGGCCGCAAGATGTTCGCCCCCAAGGAAGCAGTATGAGCCCCGTAGAGCAGTTGAACTTTGTGATATGGGCTAAGGAGCAAGACCCCAAGTTCACCCTTAGCCGTAGGGCTTATACGCAAGCCAAGTGGCGGTGGCGAACAGTGGTCCGTAATAACCCTAAACTTCGTGTGGTCTATCCAAAAACCAATTGACAAAGGTTTGGAGTGACACTATACTATAGGTTAAGTTAAACAAAAGGAGCGATAGATGAAAGCACTACAGAACTTTGTAGCACAGAAGAATCATTGGAATAGTTTCTTCAAAGGCCCGCAGTTTAGCCTCACTACTGCCAAAGACCGCCAAGCACTGGCCAACATGATTGACAGTGCCCTGAGTCCAGAGAACCTCACATGCGATGGTGAGTTGAGCCGCACAGAAGTTAATCGCCGTTACCGAGAGTTGATGACAGCGGCCAAACAGTTGAAGAAGTTGGATCCATCAGTAACCTTTTACGAATACGAAACGGAGATTGCATAATGCCTAATTGGTGTAACAATGTGGTCGAGCTGGCCCACGAAGATCCAGCAATGATTGAACGAGCTCGCGATGCCTTTAATCGTGCAGAATTCTTGAATGAATTCATTCCCGTGCCTAAGGAGTTGCATATTGTAGCCGGGTGCGTGGGTGATCCAGTAGAGCAGAAGAAGCTCGAAGAGGACACAGCCCGCAATATAGAGGTTTACGGCTACGGCAACTGGTATGATTACTGTGTCAACGAGTGGGGCACCAAGTGGGACATTGGTGGTGACGGGTGCGATCCAATCCAAGAAGACGGACGCTTGACGCTTACATTTGACAGTGCATGGGCTCCGCCGCTTGCAGCCTACGACAAGTTGGAGGCTTTGGGCTTTACCATCCGTGCTTATTACTACGAACCAGGCATGGCCTTTGCTGGCATTTACGAAGATGGTCACGACGACTACTACGATTACGGTGGATTGAACGCAGAGCAGATTGCTGAAGAACTGCCTAGTGCGTTAGACGAGATGTTCAACATCAGTGAAGATGTTGCCATGTGGGAAGAAGAAAACAAACAAGAGGAAGAAGAAAATGACAAAAACTAATCGCGAGAAGAACACGGAGCATGATAAGAAGGAACTCCTGCGGGTGCGGCCCAAACAGCCCAACTACCAATGGAAAGAACTGGAGGCCATCGTGCGTCTATGGGCGGTGAAAGGCCATGAGTAAACTTGAATTTTATGCTAGACCGCTGGTAGCGTTCAATCCATCGAACAAAGAACACCGTAGATGGTATCACGAATTCATGCAATATGGCGGATGGGGTTCATGCCCAGTTCGATTCATATGTCCTGCTGATATCGGATACGATTTAACCATAATGATCCGAAATGAACTTATCGATTATTATGTGAAGAAAGAGTTCAAAACGGTAAAGAAAGTTGACCAAAAGTTAAAGAAAATGGTTGACAATCGAACCAAACAGTAGTACAATTAATGCATACGACGAGGTGTCGTATACTTTTAAACTTTAAACACAGAGGCACACAATGGCAACAGATAAACAATATCTAGTAGTAGGAATTTCCAAGCGCGAAGGCGAGTACAAGGTTCGTTTCGCCAACGACATCATGCGTATCAAAGTACTGTCCAAAGGCGGTCACGAAGACATTCGTTTGGCAGAGCTTGATGCTCCCTTGCCCAAGATGGAAGCTGTAGTTGCAATGGCCAAGCTGGACGAGTTCCAGGACGTGATTGCTCAAGCCACCATCGCTGAGTACATTGATCGCAATACCCCTAAGCGTAAGCCAGAGTCCGCTCCCACAGCAACTAAGAAAGCTGTAGCTGTTAAGGCTCCTACAAAGGCCAAAGCTGTTAAGGTCACCGAGGACGAAGACGCTCCTTTCTAATATGACTTGGGAATTGTACGAGGTCTGGGCCGTTGCTAAAGACGGCTCAGAAGATTTAGTTGAAACGACGAAGTCTCTTAAGGAAGCCAAAGAGATCGCACTAGTCAACATTGGAGATGATATCGCCGAGTGCGTTATCTATCGAGAAGATGACAATGGCGACCTCCAGGTAGTCGAGACAGTTAAATAGGTTTACGGGCCGCTAGCTCATGCTTGGTTAGAGCAGTGGACTCATAATCCATTGGTGCCGTGTTCGACTCACGGGTGGCCCACCATTAACAAGGAACACAATGATTAAGAATGTATTCTTAGCTATTGCGGAGAAAGATGACGGTGAAGTGATATATGGATGCGTTTACGACACATTCCTAGAAGCTGAACAAGGCGGTATAGAGATGTGCCGGGACTTGAACACTCATATGGGATGGGACTGTCGACCTCATGTCCAAGACTTAGAGTATATTCCCAGCAAAGCATAAAGTCAAGGGTGTTGCGTAAAAACAACATCCTGTCTTTTTGGTTGACAACTGTGTGGGTTGGCAGTATAATATACACATACACTAGCAAAACAGGAGCAACAAATGCAAGTACACGTTATCAATTCAGGCTACGGCACAGACGACGGTGTCAAAGAAGTTGAAGTGCAAAGCCTCAAGATCGACGGCTATGATCGTCCTTATGCCATCGTGAGTCACCCTTACATCACAGGCAACTCATGTAGAGCAGAGTTCACTGGCACCAAATGGGTGGTTGACTTTGATTAAGAGTGATGTTATACTATACACTAGACACTAAACAAACGGAGCTATAAATGACAAACATTAACAAGTCTTTCTTCTTTCTCTCAACTGGCATGCTCATGCTGTTGGGCACAGTGGGTGGCATTGAACAGTGCCAAGACCTTGCTAGCATGGAAGGGGTGTACCTTGCGGCATTTGCCCTGGTGGGTATGGCCATGCTGACTATTGGCACCAGCTATGCAAAGGACGCTGAATAATGGCTCCCTTCCAAATGGCTTTTGGCTTGATCCTTGTGGGGATTATGGCGTTCTTCACTCCTAGCTCAGCCAGTGCTAGTTCAGTGGTCTTCTTCAGTGTATTAGGTTTAATCATCTTTGCAAATGGCGCAAGAACTCTTAAAGGAAAATCAAATGAGTAAAATGGCAGAACTAGATTGGAATATTGAGCTACTGGTATGCGAGGGCATGAGCTCTCCAGCAATTGCTAAGGAGTTGGACATTCCTATCGAGATGGTTGAAGCTTGGCACACACAGCATGGCCTCTCCAACGACGACATGGGTGGCATCTTGGACCTTACCAAGTATCCGTTTGTCAAAGAAGAAATGGATCCGTTTGCCACAATCAACAGTTGACAACGGCCAGGAGTGGTAGTATACTGTAAGAACATTAACACACAGGAGCGATAGAATGAACGTAAGTCAAATCAACACAGCGATCATCCAGGGTACATTTACCAACGACGAACTCTCGTCAATGATTGACGCTGTTAAGTTTGCCCGTGCCCGTGTAGCACAGAAGACCAAGTACAGTGTTCGCATTGGTAGCAAGGTCCAGTTCACCTCCAGCCGTAGTGGTCAGGTGATCCAGGGCACAGTACGCAAGATCGCCATTAAGAATATTATTGTAGACACCCCAATGGGTGGATACAAGGTCCCAGCCAATATGTTAGAGCTGGTGGCCTAAAGTTTGCTCCAGGTCCGAGCCGGGGGGTAGTGTCCCTAGTAGCAAGTTCGCGGCCGCAACCAGAGGGGGACTCGGGAGAGTTGGCCCCTCACCTATTCAAGGAATACCCAACTAAAACGGTTGGGTATTCTACTTTGTGCTTGACATTTTGGAGAAGCTCTGCTATACTGTTTACACACTAAGGAAAAGGAGCTAAAATGTTAGCAAACACAAAGCAAGTCCGCGCAATAGTGCGTTTAATTAGCAATAGTTTTTTTGCACAAACGTACACGGACAAAACAATTAAACGTGATAAAACACACAAAAGACGTAGCGTAGTTTTTTTGTTTAACGATTTGCAAGAAGCATATAAAACACAAGAACAACTGCAAAAAGTTATTAGTAATAAAGTTACTATAACAGGTGTAACACGCAGACAAACTGGCGGCTACGAACGAAAATATATGGTTGCATATTTGCGTATTATAGCAGACATTGCATAAAAAGTAAAGAGACCCTACTAACAACAGGGTCTCTACATAGCACTTGACAAATGGCAAGACCCGCGCTATAATACACACTTACACTAAACAAACGGAGCAGTAAATGATTTTCACAACACTACACACAAATGGTATGGGCTATTGGAGCCGCACAGCGGCGGCTGTGGACATAGTCAAATTGGACCTACAGTACATTAACGACGAGCAAGACTTTGGCGAGTTGTGCGTGTATTTTGCACAAGACGACTTCTCAGCAAACGAGTGGGACGTTGAAACAGACGGACTTATATACACAGACAAATTGTTCCTGCAGGAGCTCCGTGCATACTTGCAAACAATTGGCTTCTCTGAAGCTGAAGCTAACGACGTAAGCTACAGCGAACAAGGTATGCAAACAAACAACTATGTGAGCTTGGATGTAGGGGCCGCGTTTATCACAGGGCTTGCTCGTTTGGACCCAGCCCACGTGGCCGCTGTTTATGAGGAATGTGCAGATGCTTAACAGCATACTTCAGTGGTCGGGTGCTGTGGCCATTATTGCCATGCACGTACTCAACGCTATGGGTCCCAGTGCCTATCCCTACAACATTGTAGCGGCGTTTTTGGGTACGGTGCTGTTCCTAGCATGGACCATACGAGTAAGGAACCTGCCTCAGTTCACAGTCAATGTAGTGGCATTGGCCATAGGGTTCGTAGGGTTATACAATGCTTTTGGTTGACAAAACCCACAAGTGAACGTATACTGTTAACACACTAAACAAACGGAGCAAACAATGTCAGTAAACATCGGAAACATAGCCAAAGTATATTCGGGCAAGATCGGTTGCATGTGCGGATGCAAGGGCAAGTACAGCTACAACGAAGGCGTGCCACGCGAAGACTGGCAGGGTGCTGTGAGTGTGCGCAGTGTCAAGATCCTAGCTAAAAAGGTCCTTAGCGATCCCCGTGCTAACTTTGAAGAAAGTGCAGAATACGTGTTCGTAGAAGACCGCGCAAAGGGCACAATCAAAGTGGTATATTTTAAAGAAATTGGTTGACAAAGGCTAGGACCTGCGCTATACTGTATACACACTAAACAAATGGAGTAACAAATGCAAACAAGCACAGCACAAGTCCGCGTAGTACGTAGCCCCAACAAACACGCACGAGATTGCGCTCGCTTTTATGTAGCGTTCAACACTACACAACGAGTCAACAGCAAGAATGCAGTATACACTTCAGGGGACTGCATTGTGGAAGATCTCCCCAAATTGATCGCACAAGCAGTGCAAAATTTGTCAGCATTAGACTTTGTCATTGTCAAGTAAGGAGCACTAAATGACCGTACAAGAACTTATAGAGCAGTTGGGTTACATGGATCCCAATGCAGTTGTGCATTACAGCTACAACTATGGAGACCACTGGAGAACTGAAGTGGCTCCAAGTGTGAGTCAAGTGAGTGAAGGTGTTGTGGAGTTCAGCGACTACCACCGCATGGACAAGATGGTGGATGATGAAGACTGCTATGATGAAGACACAGGCGACTACCGAGCAGACGTGAGAAAGGTAGTGGTGCTGGCATGATCACAGCAGAACGACTGGAGACCTTGACCACGTTCACAGCGGGTGCATTGACCCGTGCTATCAACTTGGCAGGCCACAAGGGTGACGTGTTCACTAGTGCAAAGTTCCTGGGCATTACCAATGCGGGACAGTTCTGCTACTGGGTGGTGTTTCATGTAGAGGGTGGCACTGATTCAACTAAGGTGTTCCTCACATACGACTCCGGCAACGGCTCAGTCAAAGCAGACTATTGACAAAACGGTTGACAAAACGGTCAAGTGACGTTATACTATACACTAGAACACTAAAGGAGCTGATATGTACAATGTAGTCGAGAACCCCATCCCCAAAAGCAATTTGTTCACTAGCCCAAGTCTCGCAGAGATCCAAAGCTTCATTGCCCAGTTGCCCACTAAAGAGCAAGCCAATGCTAACCTAGTGTTCATGTTTACCCTTAACTCATGTAACCAGTTAGTAGAGGACAAGATCCTAAGCAAGGAAATCTTTGCTTGACAAAGGCTAGGACTGAGCTTATACTATACACTTAAACACTTAAGGAGCAGAGAATGATTACAGCAGAACAGATCCGTAGCGGTAAGGCACTTGCAGAGCAAGCGGGACAAGCCATGTACCAACGAGTAGGCGAGCGTGACGCTTGTGGCTTTGGTTGGGTAGAGGTATATGTGGACCGCACCAACAGCAAGCAGGCACAGGAGCTGATCAAGGCGGGCTTTAAGAAGGACTACAAGCCCAAGTGCTTGAGCATGTGGGATCCAGCTGGGGTACCTACGCAAAGCGTAAGCGTAAAGGAAGCTGGTGCTTACGCTTACGCAGAGTACTTGACACAGTTGGGATTGAAAGCCTACGCAGGCTCACGCTTAGATTAAAAAGACGCAGTCGACGCAACTCGCCTCAGACTCCCTCTTCCTCCGATTGGCGACAGTCGGAGGTTTCTTTTTGACTCTAGGTGATGTGGTGGTGCTAAAATAACCACCGGGGGCTATATAAACAAAATAGTGTTGCAAAAAAACAACAAGCAAAGCCTTTTTCTACCAATAAAACTCCCGCTAAAAACGACCCATATAGTGTAAAACCCCCCACCAGATCTCTAAGTACTTCTACTAAATTTTTACTAATCTAAAATTTTAACCCTGCAGACCCCTTTCTAGATCATTCCCACATGCTACGAAACTCGCCGTTTAACCTCACACTGGTATAAACAACTTCGGCTAAAAATTCAAAATGATCACGCATGATTCTTATATGTGGTATGTTTGTATGTTTAAGCACCATATCATAACTGCCCTGTCCCAACTGTACATAGTAGTCTGCTCCAATGCCTCTACGTTGCATAATCTCTGGAAACACACTACGAGTAAAAAAGCAAGTGTTACCCAATGCCAGTGCTTGACGGGGTGTACGCAAGCTCAAGTAAGCTTCTGCATAACTGGGTTCTGGTTGCCATGGCATCTTATCTACTTTTTCCGCTAGTATGCGCACAGTGTAGCTCATAACAGCATCTGGTATTGTCCAACCGTGTGCTTGCACAGTTTCATCCAATATAAGGCGCATGCCTTGTATAGCAGTAGTATTTTCCATATTTTACCTCACATAGAGTATTTACTACTATAAATATCATCATGCGCCACTACTACGTATTGAACTCAAACCCATGTCTGGAAGACATATTTGAATTCATCAAGCACCATAATCTCACGCTAGAAGTACATTTAAACCGTACACGCTTTTGGGTTCCCAATGGCACAGTGCTCACAGAGTTCTTATTACGCTTCAGTGAACAATGCACACAAGTGGATGAGTCATTAGACTTAACTACAGGACACGCTATATGAATGATTCTAAACCTCAATACACTCCCTCTCCCAATTGGCGAGATCAATTTGAGTTTCAAGCGCAGTACACTAGCAAACCCGTGCCATTTAAGTTAGATCCCATACTAGAGCGTTACAGCACACAGCAACCCACTAGGTACATAAGTACCCCGTAAAATTTTTTTGCGCAGAAAATTTTTAAGCTAGCATATACTTTTTGGTCAACTCCATTTAAATATTATACGGGGTCAACTGTACACACAAGGATGCTGACACTATAGTTTTTTACAGTTTCACTATAGTCTCAAGAGTCGTCTAATTCTCTTGAGCAAAAGCCAAATTGTCCCGCTTTACCATTGCTGTAATCAATCTGTAATATAAATACTTGTCCACAACCGGGAGTTCTCTTATGACCAAGTATGTACTTACGCTGGCAAATGGTAGAGTTTACGAATTTTATGTTAAGTCTTGTGCGGAGATGTATCAAAACATGTATGGAGGACGGCTAGTTGAAGACAGGGGCGGCATTGAGACACACACTTATCGACCCAGTTTGAAACTGGTGGCCTAACATGAGTCGTGTACTAATAGATTTAGTACCGGATGATCGTTTAAAACCCCTAGCACATTTAACAGGTTCTTTAGCTCGTGAGATATGGTTGTGCGACTTGTTGACCACAGGTATTGCTTATACTCGCTTAACGGATGACACTATAGAACTGGCGGATCGAGATGTGACCAAACTCTTGTTGTTTCACTCTAATCCAGAATTCCTCTTGGAAGTAGTTAGTCTACGTTAAATATTACCATGCAACCTATAGACCAATACAACATATCCGATGCTGGCGCTACTGCCAGCCCTTTGAGTAACTTAGACGCGAGTGCGGGCATGAGTGAACAGGAACGTAGTATGTTCCGTCGTATGCAAGCACAGTTAGAAATGTTAGAGCGCGAGTTAAGCCGTGCTAAGAACCGTATACGTGAATTAGATACTAAGTTGGAATTAACTACGCAGAGATTGAGCCGTTAAATTTTCGCTGTGCGCTACGCTGCTTCGCAGCGTGGGCCTGGGTTCCGGTTCACACAGTCTTCTAAACTGTATTCAAAGTTCCAAGTGTCTGGGTTTTCTCTGATTAAAGTAGCACCGTTGCTTTGATGAAACCTACGTGCCATTTCAGTTTGGGGACTCAATGTAACCATCTTCTTGATTGAGGTGGGCAATTGATCACGCACTGCAAAGATCAGCTTGCGAGCAGCTCCACTGCTGTAACTCCAAATGGTATAAGCAACAGCCACAGTTTTATCACCCTCTTGTGGTAACAACATACTGACTTCACTGTCCGGCACTGCTTCACATAAACTAACACACACTGCCGCTAGAATTTTATCTTCTTCGGTCCACAAGTATATGCCCGCTCTATCATTGATTCTATGTTCAATGGCAATGTTGGGTCGCACTGGGTCATCTTTGATTATACTGGTGCGTGGGTCAGTAACAGAAGTAATTTGGTCTAGCATTTGGTCCTTGGGTATAGTTATATGCGTATTTATTAATCATAGCATAAAACTATGTGTTAAATATATTACAAGTCGTCTGTGGGACCAATATTACTCAATAACTGTCTCAGCTTGGTACTTTCAATTTGCGCAGTGATCTTGGGAGCGGGTGCTCCTTCATCTGGCGCCGATGTTACTGTGCTTTGTCTATTACGGATATTGTCCAACATACTGCTTCCTGGACGTGAACCCACTTGCGTTGATGTGGCATCATCTTCATCCAAGTCTGAGATACGCAGGGTATCCACATCAAACGCCAAATCAATCTTCATTCCAACACCGCTACTGCTACGTGTTTTCATTAATTGGATTTGATAGCGTCCATGTTCACGCATAGCACGGCTGGTAAAGATACCAAACACGTTATCCGCAGTCTGAATCTTACTCAATCCACCTGAGATATGACTGTGATCAAACTCAACTTCTTCAACTGCTCCACGATTCAACTGTGCCGCTGTGACAAACACACATTTCTTTTCCATGGCCAAATTACGCAGTTCTTCACTCACATACTTGTCTTTGATAAACAAGTTCTCTGCTGAAATCTTTTTGCTAATTGGCATCAACAAGTCCAAGTAGTCCACAAGTAGTACATCAATCTTGTGTCCCATCTTGATCTCATACTCTTTCATGTAAGCTCGAATGTCATTGCTTGTCTTACCACTGGGCATGTACTTGACTTGATAGTGTCCACTCTTCTTACCAATAACACGAACTTTCATTTCAACGTCATCAATATTTTTAAAAATCTCTCTACTGGGTATGCCAGTTATCATACTGTCAATACGCATACTGACCAATTCTTCGGCCAACTCCAGTGTAATGTAAACCACATTAAGTCCTTGTAGTGCCCAGTTAACGCCCAAGTTGGCCAAGAACAAACTCTTACCACCACCTGAACCTGCAGCAAAGATATTGAGCTCGCCTCTGTTCATTCCACCAAACAGTTTGTCATCCACACTTTTCCATCCCGTGCTTACTTGTCCGTTCTTGTCTTTGATCCTCATCAATCTAGCACGTGGATCTAGAAAGTAATCAGTACCCATGTCACGTGTCAGGCCAATTTGTACTGCTTGTTTGATCTTTTCTTCTACTGGACCATACTCGCCCTTCTCCAGCAAGTCAGCACTTTCCAAAATAGCTCGCTCCAGTCCCTTGTGTCTAATAAATGTTTCAAAGTCATTCATTAACCAATCATAATGTTCTTCTCTAAGATCAACTGCAATCTTCAAGTCACTGCCTGTGGCTGCATTTAAAATATCCTGTGTGGGCATTAGGCTATGCTCTTCCACATATGTATTCATAAACTCGGCTGCTTTTTGTAGTCGTCTATCAAACAATGATGCATCAAATATACTTTGGCAACGTACAAACGTTACTGGATCTCCTAGCATCATTTCTAGATACACTCTCTGTATATCGTAGCCGTAGTCTGTGTTTTGTTTACTCATTCTTCCTTCCTAAACCATGTCTTTGCTTGTAAGCGGATTTTTAATTCTGTTGTCATTGCTGAGTTAATAATTAGCCACAATGTTGCGGGCTTGCCCAGCATTCTGACTGCGTCATTAACGTCTTTAATACCTTCAGGCCAATTGGGCATACTAACTGTCCAACCAAAGTCGATTGCTTGTTCTACTGTCTTTTCTCCAGCATCATCTCTGTCAGGAACTAAGATCACTTGTCGTTGTAACTGGTTAATCAGTAAATGCTGTCCCGCTTTAATCTCATTACTCATTAAGGCAACGCCATCAATACTGATTGCGTCTATAGGACCTTCTACTACTATAACATACTTGCGGTCCCAATATTGCCTATCTAGGTTAAACACGTATCCAGGTTGTTGCTCACTTAGATACTTTGTGCCATTGTCATTAATTGCACGGGCTGTCCAGCCTACAATTTCTCGACGATAAAAGAATGGGATAATAACTCTGTTGTTGAATCCAGTTTTAGGAGTCCAATAAAATTCATAGTCATCTAAATATAAACTTCTGTTTTGCAAATAACCCATTACGTTTACTAACTTGTCTGGAATGTTGTCAGTAAAGGAGTTAATGGCAACTGCGCCATCTGGTAGTGCTCTATGTGTAAAGGTTGGAACTAATTGTTCTTTGCTGCCGCCTTCGGCATCTTCTTTTAAACGAAGTGCATCAAAGGTCATTTTGGAAATCATATCATCTGGAATGTTTAACCAGCGCATGAAGTTTTTCAATTTCGCAGTAACTAATCTGCCAGGTTGCCAACTGCATTTGAATCCGCAGTTAAAGCAGTGATAACTGATAGCATCTCCACCGTTAATGATAAAGCCGCCACGCTGTCTCTTGTCTGCATTAGTTCCGTTATGCACACAACAAGGAGCATTAAAGCTGATCCACCCGCTGGGGGTTTGTTTACGCTTTGGAGGTAAGTAGGCTAGTAAGGTATCTGCAATTAGGCTCATGTAGCCTATAGTTTAACTGATTACTTGGAAAGAGTCAACTGATCCGGCAGAATTAGTATACTTTACCCTAATATATGTGTAGTCAGTTATATCAATTACAAATGTAGCAATTTCAGTGTCACTGCTCATGTGTGCTTCATCATAAATTCGGCTAACAACATAAGCTGGGTTTAAGAACGCTTCGTTTCCAATTACTGGACTCTTTGTTGCTTCCACACTGACTGTACCAACAAAGTTGGTCAATGATACTTCAACTGTTACTGAAGTTGTTGCTTCACCTTCGTAAAACTTTACTGGAATCGCACTGCTGTAATGAGTGATAATACGCTCTGCAAGGATATGTCCTTGATAGTTTGTACCTTGTTGGAAATCGTCATATGTTTGAACTGGTCGTGGCTTTGGTATCACACCGCCTAATAATTCAATTGTTCCATGACTACCATACTTACTATCACCATATAACAATGTCTTTGTGGTATCACTGTTGACCATGTACACACTGAACTTTAAGAACTGTGGTTGTAAGTTGGTCAAGTCACTTTCTGAAATGGTTACTGTAGCAATGCCTGTTAATGCATCAACAGTACTGCCATCATCCAAGACCGTAGCAGTATACGTATTAATTTCTTTTTCTGTTTGATCCATTACAACTACTCTAATGGTCTTGCCGAAGATATTAATTCGCTTCTGGTCAGCGTTCTTAACGTCTAACGTTATGACGTTATCAACGCCTTTATAGATTTTTATAGGTCTTTGGTACACAATTTTCCACTCCACAGGGTAAGCAGCATCCAACGCAACCACATCGGCTAGTAGTTGGACTCTGTTTGAATATAAATAACTTGAAATTTTTTGCATTGGACGCCTCAGTATATATTTATATGGCCAAATTAAGACAAGCTACAGAAGAACACCTACCGTTTATTAGCGTATTAAACTACGGAGAAGCTGAATATGTCGGGATTATTATTAATCAAGATCAGTATGTAACCAGCTTCTACGACATAGATGCCATAAAGACCCCTGAGGAAAAAGCTCAGTTTTTATTGGTTGGCGAGACTTGGTGGTGGGAATCAAATAGGCAAGTTCCTATTAACATATTCCTACGACACGAAATCGAACCATTCCGTTACTGTATAAAAACATTCAACAGTAAAGATGTCCGTGTGCTACTGGGACCAATAGTAAACTTACTAAACCTAACAGTAAGACGCATTAAACGTAAGAGCGTTCAACTAGTCCGTAAACGTTAACTAAACTCGTAACTAATATCTTCACAGATTTGGTTCATCTGCACCACCACCGCTGTAGCATAAGCAACTGCGTGACTCTTCTTAAAGTAGTACTCATCATTCTCGGGTTTGATCCATACTTCCGTCATCACCGTAGTCCAATCTTTCCCAATCAGATAACGTTTCGCGGGTCTGATCATTGCAAGTACTGCGGCCAACTGCTCTATAGACTTTGGTTCCACTTGTCTTAGAATACTCCCATGCCCATTCACATGGAACAGCAAGTTTACAAAATCGTCTTGTAACAGTAAATCCCATAACGGCTCAGTCTCCATTAATTGTGTAAGATGTGCTTCATTTTTTATTTTTTCGTAAATGCCTACATTTAAAAAATCAATTTTAAAATAGCCACGCTCTTCTGCGGTCTTGTAATCAATACCTGCAATATTTGTTACTGGGTCATGCGGAATCCTATGAACATAAATTCCAGTTGTGTGAGATACTGGACCTTCAGTAGATTCTTTTCTACCTCTGGCTCTAACGTGTTCAATACGAGATAAGATATTATCTCTATTTGCAAAGTCAATATCAATATCTGGCATTAGTGTTTAACCTCTGATTCAAATAACAGCAATGGAAGATCTTCCATGAGTTTAATGGCATACTCTTCTGCAAACTCGTGCGTATCAAATCCAGTAAACTTGACATACACAGCAAGTTCATCTTCTGCCATGATAACTTCCATTTCTAATGGAACTGGTTGTGCTGTTGCTGTCATAGGTTTGATTCCTTTGCCACCTGCTTTGCAAGTGCTACATCCGCTGTTAACTTTTTAAATCGTTGCATCCAAAATTGTGGATCAATAGTTGTACCAATAGCCATTAACTGTACATCATCAAAATTAGCTAATAGTTTTTTACCGCTTACTGAATTTAATATTATCCAAGGACTGATCTTGCCATCTTTAATATCATACATTGCTCTGCCAGTACTCACGTGATTAAAATACTCATTCCATTCTTGCTTGTGTTGTTCTCCCCAAGCAATCATATGTTTGACACTTCGATCTAATGCAGTCTCAACATTTTCTGTTTTAATTAAATGTAATACGTATTGTTCATACAATCCATCTCTACACCAGTGGTCAAGCCTAACTCCGCTAGTAACCACATAGTCAATGTATTTGTCTGGATATAACGGATTAACATTACTAATAAATGATCCAAATTTTACAAATGCGTTATAGTAAGGGCTCTTTGAGAATTCGTCATAAGTTTTAATCTTATCTTGCCGCTGTGTGATTTGATAAAAACGAACAAATGTTTGATAACCCATTTGAACGTGCTTTTCATTTTTAGCCAAAAATCTACGCTTTTGTTCACACATATGAACAAACAACGTTTTCTCCTTCATGAACTTACCGTTACAATGAGGACAGCTAAATGATTGAGTTACCGGTTTCAATTCTAACATTAAAAGTATTTTGCAATCTCTTTTTCATCCCAGCATTGTTCACGAGCAAGTGCCTTAAGTTCTTTAGGGGTATATAGTTCCGCCATTACCTCAAGCTCGTCAATTTTCATGCTAGGGTGAAGTTTCATTAAAAATTTTAATTTCTTGCCTTCGCCATCTTTCTTTTTATTGCCAATCCACTCGTGATCGTAAGCTCGACGATTTTCATAACCGCAAGCACAGAGTAGTTGCCATAACAACTTAGGATGTTTAGTTAATGCAAAAAAGTGTTTGTTAAAGTATTCGTTTGTTGCCAGTACAAAATGCTCTTGTACTTCACGGTTTGATGTACGCACTGCACTTACATAACGATTCATTAAAAAGAATTTTACATCTTTCTTTTGTTCGTCATCAAACAAATCCCACAGGTCTCTGCCGCCTTGGTCAACAGCTTCTAGAATATCTTTAAGAGGTAATTTGGACATTTTCTTTACTCAGTTTATACAACATTATAGCATGGTGCAGTGCTGTCTGTAAAGCCTTATTGGATTTTGCAACTGCTACTACGTCATGCCAATTCACTGTTTCTGTAATTGGATAGTCCATTCCAATTAGTTGTCTTTCGCTTGCACCAAACTCTCTAGCGTATGTTATTGCGCCGTCTCGTTCGTAAATGTATTTTACACCTTCCTTAAGTGTTCCCATTATTTTTCCTTTATTTCGAGTTACCTTTAATAGCTCTAATTCTCTCAGCACGTTCATAGAACTCTCTGCAATCTGCATCACAAAAAACTCCCACAGTTACTGGAGTTTCACAAGCTAAACATAGTCCTGTTTTTTCTGGAACCTTCATTCTTTTAGCCAATGCTGCGGCAATTTGTGCCTCTTGCAATTCTTGTGAGTCATCAATAATATCTGCCATCTCTACCTCTCTACCTTATAAAATTTTACTTACGTCGATTAATTCACTTTGTCTACTTATCTCTTTAACAAAATATGCACACTCGGGCTTTGGTTCGTGAGACAAGGGTGTGGCAAGTAGTTGGTTGTTCTTCATTTTAGGGAAGTACCATTTGACGTCATTGTAAAAATTCACAATCTCAATTTTCCTAAACTCAACTCTAAAACTACTTAATGGATTAAAGATCAATGCTTCAAACCCTCTGTCATTTAAACTGGTCAATGGAAGTATTTCTACATCGCATCCGCTTGATGGATCTCCAACAGCAATGCTCCAATCAATTGGCATGGCAATTTCTTGATTACCAATTTTGAGAACCATTGCTGGACTATTAAATGATTCTAAAAAGATTAAGGGCATAAAAAAGAAATCTGGTTCTTTTGGATCACTATTATCTAATACAGCGAATCTAGTATTTTCGTCTACCTCGTCTGGTAAGTTATTCAATGAAAATAACTTGTTGTCTAATGTTAAAATTTGCATATTATTATTTTGACCAATCTACTTTGTCTAGTGTAAATGGGTATTTGGCATCCTTGTAAAATTTCTTCCTTTGCGTAAGGTGACGTTTGGCAAACTTGCATGTGCTGGTGATGTCCCAGATCTGGACAAAGTCTTTGTCTTCTGCTTTTCTAATGCCTCGCCCAATTGATTGTATAACCCTTGTAAAGCTCTTTCCGGATTCCAAAAGAACCAGATTAAAAATCCTAGGGATATTAATACCAACAGCGGCCACACCGTAAGTCGCCACAATAACCTTGTTAGTACTTGTCTTAACTTCATCATACTCTTCTTTCCGGGTAGTCGTTTTTACTTCACCTGAAATAAACACGCTGTCCTCAATTTCATTAATTAAAAATTTCCCCGAGTCAATTCTATTGACTAGGACTAGCGTATTACCAGTCTGGGAAATTTGCTTTACCAATGCGCCAATATAACGCATACGATCTTCATCTGTAACAAGATATTTTAATTCTTCTTGATACATTTTAAATTCTGGGATATCGATCATTTGCACAATGTTTACATGGCACTGTGATAACACTCCCCTGTCTTGCAGTTCATGTGCGGCAATACCGCCAACTACTGGGCCTATGCTGGCAAATATTTGTTCATATTCAAACTTTTCTTTTGGCACAGTGCCTGTTAATCCCCAGCGTATGGGAGCATTGGACAAGTTCTGTGTTAGCAAGTTCTTCAACACATCAGCTTTGGCCATGTGTACTTCGTCCACAATCACAGCTGCCACACCATCTAAAAATTCAGCAAGTGTCAATATGTCGTGCTCTTGATTCTTACTTTTCTTACCTAAAATATTTAATGACTGCCAAGTGCAAATAGTGTGTGTTTTGTATAGGTCTTTACGGTCACCGTAGTACACACCCACATCTAATCCAACATTAACAAAATCTTCCTCTGTCTGTTCAACAAGCGACTTGTTAGGAACAATAGTAATTGTTCTACCATATGGTTCGCACAACTGACTCAGCGTTGCAGTTGTAATTGTTTTGCCGGCGCCCGTTGCAATCTCTTGCAAACTTTGCGGGTTCTCTAAAAATGTATTAACAGCATCAACTTGGTAGTCACGCAACATAATTGGTTGCCCTTCAGCAATATGTCCTTTAGGCCATACCTTACCTTGATCTGCCCAGTATGTTTCAGTTACCGCATCAAATTTCAGCTTGACTGCTTTTCTAAGATCTTCAATGTCACCAATCTCAATTTTCATATCACTGAGGATTGACATGATCTGTTCTAACTGGCTCAAATAGCCATTACCGCCAATGCCAAATAAACTAACAGTACCGTCCCAACGGCCTAGCTTAAATGCTGGATGATGCCTAGCATATGGTAACTCATATTTGAATGCGTTTGCTAATTTACGTCGTGCTTCTATCTCTAAACCTTCTAGTTTGATATTGACTTCATCTTTAATAATCAATTTACACAATCGCATCTACTACTCCTGTTAACGGCGCTAGGGTGTTGTAGTATACTATCATATCACAATTATTGCAATAGATACTGGTTTTATTATTTCTAAACTGATTGCTAAAACTAACTGTAGCATCAGGATACCATTTGGTTTTTAAAAAGAACTTGGGCAATTTTCCATTTGCAATAATTGCAATTCGACAATCTTTATCCAACTGTTTATTGTAACCATATTCTGAAACAAGCTCATTGAATTTCTTACCATCACCTTCATTTGGGAATCTAAAGTATACACCAATGTTTGGCTTCATGTTTAGTTCAGTAAGCGTGACATGAAGTAGTTCTAAATTTTGAATACATGCCTTGACATCATATTCGTCAAAAATACCCAATACAACGTTTCGATTAAGACTTTTCAATGCTGTTGTTAAATCCGATAATGAATGACTATTTGCATTGACAAAAACTTTAGGATGTGAACGACATGCCAACTGTTCTTTTAAAGTTGGGTTGTCATTGTTTATTTTGTAATTGGTTTTGAATTGATATTTGATACTACGGTCAGCAATTAATAGTTCAGACCGCTCTTTAATATCCAAATCAAAAATCATCAGTGCCTGTATATTTTTGTTTGTGGTATATTCAATATTGAAAGAATTAATTACAGAGGTTTTATCAATGGCAAGTATATCTTTATACAAAGACTCAACTTGCGATGAATTTTCAAAATTAAACTTTTTCAATTCATTAATGGTGTTAAATAAATTCTTTTCAGTTAATAATAACTGACAATGCCTTCCTTGTGTTTTAAAAGGAAATCCATCTATAGTTTTGTTTACCGATTGTAATGCACGTTTAATATCCTTGTTAAAAGAACATTCTATATTAATAAAAGAATTTCCTTCATTATCTTTTACAATAGATATCTTTCTAGATGAATCAACAGATCTAAAGTTCTTGGTCCAAGTAGGTGTACGTAAACTTGGAATTATTTCAGAACCTATAAAATGTAAAGATTCTAAATTTTCTTGTAAAATTTTAATCAGCAAGCGTCCTTGTGATTCAGTAATAAACGCAGGCATCTTAACCATCTTTGCCAAGTTCTTTAAAATACGTCTATCCTTATTTGGGATAGATGAACTTAGTTGATCAATACCGTGTAATTCAATTTTGTTTAATAAGTCATCAATGGTAAGCATACTAGTATTATATACTACTAGGATTACAATGTCAAGTGTTTATTTTATTAATTAGTCGAATTAATGGAACACCCGCAGCTATTTCTTCTACGGTCCATTCCGTATGGCACAGTTGTTCAAACCATAAGTCTCTGCTTGGTCTATTTGGATTTTCAATTTTGATTATTGATTGATTAGCAACGGGTAATGCCAAACTATCTTCATCGACAAATGCTGGTACACCGTTTATAATTGATTGTAAACCTGGGTTTGAACTAGGACTTACAACAGCCCAAGCCATATTTAAATCAGTATCAAAATCGTAGTCATCATATGTATTTGGTAATTTGCATGGAACGTGTATTTTTGCATGATGCAGATGCAAGCCAATACTCCACGCCCTATCTCTTGGATGGGGTCTAAATATAATAGTACGTTTGGATAACGCTCGTATCTGTTTAACTAAAAATTGCAACCAGCTAACTGGGTCACCTCGATGCATCCACTGCTCGCTTTTGGTATGTTGTCCGCATATTAGTATGTGTTCTCCAGTGTCAGTCCACGGCTTGAGTCGTAGTCCTAACTGTTGAGAACGACCGGCAATTAAGTTTTCTTTGTTAGCAAACTCTGCCAAATTGTTTATTCCGCCTAAACCGACTTTAAATGTCTTATTACGCACCAAGCCACCTACTTCAAGTACTATTACGTGTTTGTGGTGTTCTTTGGCATATTTCCAGACGGTTTTATTTTCAGCCATGCGGCCGTGCCATAAAACGCTCCAAATCACATATACATCGGCGTCAAACGTGTTAAAAACCACTGAGAAGCCCATGTTTTTTGCAGCCTCAGAAAAAGCGTCAAAAACTGTTGTTGAGTTAGTTGCTCCGTAGTCTGTAAATAGCGATAGCTTCATAATGGTGCGATAAGTAAAAGATATATTTAATAAAGTTATGGACATCACAACAATACAAGGCAATCTAAAACAAGAAGGGTTCTTTATATTTGCTGCGGCGGATTCAAAGTACTTTGACGAATATGCTAAACCACTAATCAATAGTGTGCTAGCAAATACTCCCAATTACGGTGTACATATTCATATCTACGATCCAAGACCTGATCAAATTGAATTTTGTAATTCAAAACAAAAAGTATCGTGTACTTATGAATATATTGACCATACACAGTTTGAATTGGTTGCCAATTACTGGCTATCTCGCACAGCGTTCAGCAACGAAAGACAGCGTCAGATGTATAAGAAAGGCAAAGCCAACGGCAGACCATTCCTTTTAGACCTGGTTAAAAAGACCTACTATGCGTGTGTTCGATTCATACGTTTGAATGAAATACTAAAGCCCGATCATAGCTGCCTAGCTATAGATGTGGACGGGTTAGTACGCAAGCTGTTCACAAACAAGATCAATCCTCCAGCTGATTTTTACTTGTATGAAAAGCCCAAAGACGGAACTCATTTAGCAGGTGCATTGTTGTTTACTGGTAACGCTGGATCCGTTACGTTCTTAAACGAGTATGCTGCTGAAATCAAAACTAATATCAACCAAAATGAATTGTATTGGTTCCTAGATCAATTGATTCTAGATACGTTAGTCCCCAAGTATACTAAAGGTTCACTTCCCATGAGTTATATTGACTGGGCTATGAAACCTGAAAGCAGTATTTGGAGTGCCAAAGGTCCTAGAAAGGAACTTGCAATTTTTAAAGAAGAGCAAAGGAAATACAAGTGAGATCGTTTGTAATATATCTTCCAACATACAGAAAAAGTGTAGAGATGGCCAATGCTGTAATTGAAAGCGGTCGTAATCATAACTGGGAGTTAGAATTGTTTGAAGGAGTTGACGGCGCAGTTAATGGGTTAGCAGATTTTAAAATTGATATTAATCAATCAAATGCTAAATGTCGAGATATGATGTTGAGGCCCGGTGTACAAGGTTGTTTTTTAAGCCACTGGAAGTTATGGAATTTATGTGTTGAATTAAATGAGCCTATAGGAATTTTTGAACACGATATAAAATTCTCAAGTCCACTGCCTAACGTTCAAGTTTCTAATATTTTTAAGTTAGAAGGATTTCATAAAAAGAAACCAAGGCCTGCTGGAGAATGGTACGAAGGAGCAAGGGCTTACATTATACATCAAAGTGCAGCTAGAAAATTAATTGATTGGGTGAATCAGAACGGGGCTTTGCCTGCCGATGTGAATATTGGTCTTGACGTTGTGGATATAATATTAGATGAATCTAACTGTGTTGAACAACATACATTACAAGAAAAATCAAATAAAAGAGAAAACAGTTTTACTTGGAATTTAGAGGGGATGTCGTAATGGGTGCTAGCAGTCACGAAGGCAAAGGGAAAATAGTCGAGTGGGTAAGATCGTTAAATGATATCGACTCAGTATTAGATATTGGAGCTGGCAAAGGCACATATTTAAAACTACTTAAACACAAAGCGAATGTATTGCCATTGGCTAAGTTTATATGTATAGAAGCTTGGTTGCCTTATATAGATCAATTTAAATTAATTTCAAAATATGATGTTGTTATTAATGACGACGCACGTAAAGTAAATTACAAATCATTAAATGGTATAGGTTTGACTATTGCAGGTGACGTGTTAGAACATATGACTAAAGAAGAATCAATCATTATTGTTGATAACATATCTAAAATATCTAAATTTATGATTATTAGTATTCCAGTAATTCATTATCCCCAAGAAGCAATCAACGATAATCCGTTTGAAGAGCATATTAAAGATGATTGGAGTCATGAGGAAGTTATGGAAACTTGGTGTAACTTTATTATCGATAGCGAAGTGGGCAAAGAGATTGGGGTGTACCTTCTTAAGTTTTAACCCAATTGCGCATATGGGACCAGCAACGTCCTGAACGTAAGTCTTCAAAGCTCCAATGGCACTGCGCTACTTTTCTAGCCCATTGTTCTCTATCAGGCATTATTGGATTTTCTAAGCAACTAAACATTGTATTAGCAACGTCGCCGCCTTGACTGTAACTGGGATCGTCTGTAATAAATGCCGGTATACCTTCTATAGGAGCAACTGCACTTGGCGTACTGTTATGGCATACAAGTGCCCAGCAATTTTTTAAATCTTCAAGGATATGTCGATCTTGTGGGCTTACTGTAACTCCAAATTTGTCTAACGTAGATTTATATTGGGGGAAGTTTTTCCAGTCACCAGGATGCCATCGTATGACAATTGGTCGGTCACTGTTTCTTTTGATTTGTGTGAGAGTACGCTTTAACCAATTCATGAGGTCTTCTCCTCGCATACTCCAACCTAGAGGTCGTTGCATTGCTATTAAAATATGATTACCAGAAGTTCTCCAAGGCTTCAAATCCATATTGTAGTGGCGTTTGATGTTTTCCCAATTTTCATTTCCTGGATTTTCATTACAATATATTCCGGTCTTGGGGAAAACACCGTTGAAACTGTATCGCAAATATTTGTGAGGATTGACACTGTCCTTGTATATAAACACATTGCTGTCAATTGATAGCCAGTACTTATGAAGATTCGTTTGGGTTTCCATAACCATTTTACGAACTCTGTAATGTGATAGTTGAACTTTTTGCGGATTTGATGCAAACGCATTTCCAATAATTGCGCCTACATCGCAGGGTTCATAAGTAGTAGCTCTAGTAGTTACAGCATTATCTCCGCACTTGGCAGCACCCTCGGCAAAATATGTTAACGCATCTATTTTTTCTTGAGTGTTTACTTTTAAGGGCAGACTACTTAGATAACTTTTAATAACTAATGGTCTGTCGTTGTTCATTTTCTAATACCATTTTCCAAGCGACGCCTGTAATAATTTCTGTTAAATTATATTGACCGTACGCTAAGGATGATAACCATTTTCTAACAAATTCATAATCTGGGTAATATGGTGATTCTATTTTCGATAGGTCATCTAAACATACAGGTGTTGCTGCGGTAGGTGCAAGTGCAAACGCAGGAATACCATAAGCAACTGCTTCAGCAGCCGCAATGCTGTTATACGTGACAATGGCAAATACATCTTCATCAAATGCTTCGTATATAACTTTTCCGGATGTACGTTCAGTTCTGTCTGCTTTTTCTCTAATTACAATTTCTCTATCAGTATATTTTTTAAGGGTTGCTACTGTGCTAGCAATCCATTCATCTTTGTTAACACCATAATACTTGCAGGGTTTTTCACTAGGAGCAACTAATAAAATTTTGCTGCCTAATTTCTTCCAACCCTTCCATTCCAACCTAGTATCATACTTACACATAGCAGACCACCGATCATCTGGCACATCTATAATTTTAGTATGTTGCATTTCATTTTTTACAATTCTATGCCAAAATTTTCTAGCACCGGTATTGCCTTCACAAACATAATTTCCAAAGTAACCAGTCTCAATAAAGTAATAGTCCTGTTCCTTAGCCCTAACATAGTCAATGAATTTTCCAGCTGCTATTCCCCTAACTAAAATAGGTTCAGTTATTGATTCTTTTAATTCGTCAAATTGTTGATATGGAATAATTTTACTATTTTCAAATGCCACTGTTGTCATTACAGTATAATCAGAATGTTTGATTATTCTAGATAAATCACTGTCCATGGATTTAATTATTGTTCTTATTCGTTTGTTATGTGCAGCGGCACGTTTATCTTCCGCATGCTCTATAAATTCTGTTTTTAATTTTTCTATTTCGTAATATAAATTGATAGCGGCTGTTGCGGATGTTTTGGTGTCAGCAACATAATCACCAGTTTGAAATCTTTCAAGCGGTGTGCCTTTTGCCAGTGCTATTGGCAATATCATTCTATACTCCGTTGTTGACAATACTCTGTTAGTATTCTTTCTCTATGCCATTCACCACCCTGTGGGGTGTTGGCAAACTCATGAAAGCTGGGAGTACCCAATGTGTAGTGTAACAGTTTAGCTTCTTCATTTGGGCCAAACTCGTCTGGTAACCAGTTCCATTCTATAGGCAATTCACCTATACGTTCATCTGCAAGCCATGTAAATCTATGTAACTCTGCGCCAGTTGCACTTTGCACAAATTCAGGAGTTAACTTACGATTGGGATGATTGCCGCAGTTCCACAGTATAACGCTACTCCAGTTTTTGCGTGGGTAATTCTCATTCTTAGCACCTAAATACTTTTCAGACATCTTAGTTTGGTACTTGTGTTTGACTACCATTACATCTTTGCTGTGGTCTTGCAAATTCCATAGTTTGGCAATATCATCACGCACAATCATATCACCATCCATAAAAATAGCCCACCCATTGTAGCCCATCAAGTGAGGTACTAGGAATCTACTGTATATGAATTGATTACTACCGTCAGTATGAGTTTCGGTATAATCTTTAACTAGATTGAGTGCTAGGGGTATAATGGATACGGGCTGGCTAGCATGTCTAATAATGCTGTTGGCGCACACGTGGAATGCTATTGCTTCACGTGGATCGTAACCGATAAAAATAGGAATAGTCTGCATCCTATATTTAATAAGATGCAAACTACTGGGGGTTAAAGACTGGCATCCTCCATTCCCGCAACTCTGAGCTTGATAATGTTACTCATTTGCCACTGCTTGATATCAAGTGCTTTGGTAATACCCAACCACTTGTTTCTTAGTAGAGCAAACTCGTTAATTATCTTCTCAAAGTCTACTACGTCACTCTCACCATCCACATACTTTTCACAGTCGCGGCTGGTAAGAGCTCGTTGGTAGCTTTCTAAATATTTGCGAAAATGTTGGCTGCGAAGCCTACGTAGTTCAATATTAAGGTATTCAAGAATAGCTTCAATTTCTTGAAGTTGGCCAAATCTTTGTTCCACAATGCCGGGCATACTGGCAGCAGCCTTTTCTATATTTCCTGCTATGCGGGCGTCGGCTTTTGCTACTTGTAATTCAGCTTCATAATAAAGCACGGCATCAGGAATGTAAGAAATGTCCTTACTAATCTTGTTATACCACATTAATATTCTTCTTCTTCGTCATCGTAACCGTCTAGGTCTTCAGTGTCTTCTTCCAAGTAATACTCAATAGCGTGATCCAAATCTGCATCAGCACCACGAGCACCTTCTAATACTTTGTCTTTGACACCATAGTCTGCAAGTAGATCAACATATTTTTCCGCAATGGCTGCGACTTCTTTTTTGTCAATATACTCTTTAAACAATAACCAAACGTCTGCAATTTGATTGTCATTCATTTACTTCTGTCTCCTCAGGAATGATAGTTTCTGTTTTAGCTTTGATATGGAACTTGGCCATTATCATATCTAATTTATCATCTTTCCATTCTTTTCGGTAGAATTTGAACTCTTCACCTGTCTCTGGATCTATCCATGCAAGTCTATTACCAGACTGTTTTAACAGTCCTTGTTTTTCAAACATGTCCACTAGACCACTGTAAGGATTCATACCTGTTGTATATGGAATTTTAATTTGCAATGTTTCAAACGGTTTACTGTAACGAGTTTTCATAATCTTGCAACTGGCACGAATGCCATTTACTTCTGAAACTTTGTTACCATCTTCGTCTTCTTTCAACTTGAGTTTTTTCATGGCAACTACGATACTACTTGCGTAAACGAATCCTTGCCCACCCGAAATCTTATCATCCGGATCAAACATGTCTTGACTAGCGTATGTGTGATTAGTACATACCATACCTACATTGTAAGTACCAAACATGTTAACACAATTACGAACTAATGAGGTTAATGCTTTTGGCTTACGACCCATATCACCCTTCATGTCACCAGCTTGAAACTGGTTAATGTCAGTGGGGGTAAGCAACATACCTAGTGAGTCTATGACAAACATGACCTTAGGACGTTCTGCCATTGCTTTGTACTCGTCCATAAATTCATGAATCGTTTTAGCAACGTCATCAATCATGGCCATGTTAAGTTTAAGCAACTTGTCTTCGTGTGTATCCACGCCAAGGTCTTTCAACCATTTTTCGTCAAGTGCGTTTTCGCTATCAATCAAGATAACATAAATGCCCTGTGCTTGTGCGTGTTTAATAATATTGCCTGAGCAAATGTATGATTTACCGGCACCTGATTCGCCAGCAAATACAGTGACCTTGCCCAAAGGAATTCCCTTGTCCCAGTCACCTGAGATTAGATAGTTAAGTGCATAGTTGCCTGTACTAACCCAATCTGTTGGATCGTTAAATCCAACACCAAGTCCGTCAATAGACTTAGTTAATGTTTTTCTAAATTTTGATAAATCGAAGGCTTTTGTGGCCATAGCTGTATTCTCCTTGTACTGTAGCTTTAGTTATTAAGGGGGACAAGCCCCCTTAAATTATTTCTGACGATTGCGAATCATGGCCAAGATGTCTTGGGCACGACTGTCACCGCCTGCTACAGGTTCAGCCGCTGGTGCTGATGCCTTTGGAGGATCTACATCAAATGGTGGATCTGTATCTACGCTTGCTTGTGCTACTGGAGCCGCTGGGCGAGCTGCCGCACGTGATGCTGCCTGTGCTACTGGATCACCAGTATTTTGGCTAACACCGCTTGGCTTAAAGTATTGACCCCAACGTTCCATGTCATATGCTTCACCATCTACTGAAGCTTCAAACATTTCTTTGATGATCTTAACTTCTGCATCAGTTGGCTTCTTAGGAAGGAAGTCTTTTAGATTAAACAAACCATGTGCTTTAACTGCATCAAGTTCTGCATCTGCAAGAGGACGCTCACGACGTGACCACTTGCTTGTGCTGTAGTCTGCGTAGCCGCCTTTGCTGGTCTTGATAAGACGGAAGTCTACACCGTGTACCAAGTCAGTTGGCAAGTCTTCCATTTCTGGATCCAACAATGCGCCACGAATCAATTGGAAGATCTGTGGGCCGATAATGAATCGACGAATTGGATTTTCTGGATGTTGGTCTTCTTTCAAACCATCTTCAGTAACAAAGCCTTGGAAAACATAACTACGCTTTTTCCAATACTTACGGCCCATATCTTC